AACATCCTCACGTACAGATTGTGGAAATTTCCCCAGAATACACATGTTATGTGGATGGGAAATTATTTTCGGTATAGTGCAAAAATTATATGTAGAAAAAGGTTTCAAAACCTCGCATATACCCTTAACTAACAAGGAGAAAAAATGAAGATTAACCAAGCGTTAATTGAATCATATGCACGTAACTTGCTCGGTCAAGTTATTGCAGCAGCAACAATCGTGTCTTCAACAAGTCACGTATCAATAACAAACTTTGGATCACACGAGTGGGGCTTAGTTGCCAACTCTTTGTGGGCATCGTTAGTTCCAGTTATTTTGCGTTATGTTAACAAGAAAGATCCAGCATTTGGCCTTGTAGCAGAACAAGCAACAGCTGTACTTTCAAAAACAATTGCAAAGAAGACCACAGCAAAGAAAACCGCAGCAAAGAAGACCGCAAAGAAGACTGCTGTAAAGTAGTATATAAGAATAAAACTTAATATGTGGTGTAGAAAATGTAGTGGTAGAGTTCTTATTGATAGAGTATATTCTCAAAATTTAAGAATAGAACTTTATTGCTTAATGTGTGGTAAAAGATGGATGGTTAAAAGAGACACAAGGTTTGGTGCATGGACAGCAAAAAGAGAAGATCAACTTCAAAAAAACTTGAACGGTATTTTTACCTAAACGGTGACTTACATAAAGTTTTAAGGCGTTCACGTGCAGAAGACTTAGTTGTGGCTTGGCACTATCAAACGGGGAAGCGTGTTGCTTATAGCTTAACAGATGTTAACAAAAATAAACAACACGCTTATCCAATATCAGAAGTTGTAAAAATTATTGGTAAACATGAAGACACAATAAAAATGCATTTATATAAAGGAAATTTACAATTTCCAGAACAAGTATATTCTTTAAATGGCAATAAAACTCCAGGAAAATATTATTGGAGTGAAGATGATATTAGAAAAATGCATAGTTTTTTTAAGACTGTACATAGGGGCAGACCAAGAAAAGATGGCGGGACTACCCCAGGAGATATGCCTTCAAGAGCAGAAATAGAAGCTATGATGAAACAAGAAAACATTTTATATGTTAAGAATAACGAAGGGGATTTTATCCCAGTTTGGAAACAGCCCGAATGGTAGAACATAAATTAAATAAAGAAGCAAAGCATGTTCTTGAGCAGTCATTAAAAGTTTTAGAATATGCTATGGATATGGCTGTACAAAAAGATGACCTAGATGCTATGATAGGAATATCTGATCGTTTAATGATGTTATATCAACATCTTGCAGATAAAAATGCCAAAAAGTTTAAACCAGGATTTTCTTTATCAGACAAGGAAGAAGAAAAAAATGACGAACCTAACTAGCGAAGCTGGAAAAACAAACGTAAGAGTTGAATTACAATTTACAAGAAATTTAGGAAATTATGAAAGCTTAAAAGTTTCTATTGGTATTGAAGACTTTAGACGCAGCAATGAAACAATTGACGAAGCCACAAATAGGGTGTATAATTTTGTTGAAGATAAGCTCATGGAAAAAGTTAATGAAATTGAAGATGAGTTAAAGAGTAGCAAAGGTAAGAAATGACAAAAGATGAAGCAAAGCTTGCCTACGGATTAGTAAGTCTTTACTGCATACTTTATAAAGATGTTTACAAAAAACCTATTGTTGTAAACAAGTATAGAGAAAAATGGGCCATGCAAGATGTTATTGATAGCGTTGGTTACGATAGAGCAAAGACACTTTTAGAATATTATTTTCAAGTAAAAAGAGATGGGCATCCAATATCTTGGTTTTTCTACAACTTTGAAAAATTAGATTTATCTTTGCAGCAAAAAGAACAAGATACAACACGTCGTGAATTAATTAGAGCAAAAACAAAGTCTATGGTAAAAGAAAGAGAAAATGAATACTGAGTCAGCCGTAATAACATCTGTCTGTGAAAATAAAGATATTTCTACAGTTCTTGCTGAAAATATTGATGAAGTATTTACCTCCCATAGAGATGTTTGGGAGGGGCTTAAATCTTATTATTTAAAATTTAAATCTGTCCCAGATATCTCTGTGCTTACAGAAAGATTTAAAGATTTTGAGCCAGCTAAAGTTAAGGGCGAAACAGCTTATTATTTAGACCAGCTTAAAAATGAATATATTTCAGGAAGACTTAGAAATCTACTTTTGACTTCAGGGGCAAGCTTAAAAACAGAAGCTTCAAGCAGGGTAATTTCTTTGATGCAAAAAGAACTATCAACTTTAGGAAAGCTAACCTCAAGTGTTAGAGACGTTGATCTTACAGACTTTAAACTTGCCGAAAAGCATTTTGAGGCAGTAAAAACTAGATCTGATATTATGGGCGGTAGCCCAGGAATTTTAACTGGGTTCAAGGCTATTGACTACGCATACCCTACTGGTATGGCTCCAGGGCACCTTATCGTCATGATTGGATGGCCAGGTAGGGGTAAGACATGGCTTTCCTCTTACTTAGCTTGCAAGGCCTGGGAACAAGGCTTTAAGCCCATGATTATCTCCTTAGAAATGACACCCGAGAATATGCGTGACCGAATATATACAATGATGGGCTCAGGTCTATTTAAAGCATCAGATTTTGCTAGGGGTGCTGTTGACATACAAGCATTTGATGATTGGGGTAAAAAGAAGTTTGCAGACAAAAATCAATTTATTCTTGTATCAAATGAAGGTGCGGGAGAAGTAACTCCAGCTACTGTGCAGGCAAAAATTGACCAACATAAGCCAGATATTGTTATTCTTGATTACCACCAACTGTTTGCTGACAATCAGGGATCTAAGGCACCAACTGAACGTAATATGAATATCTCAAAATCATTTAAGGCTTTAGCAATGAACAATAACATTCCAATTATTGATATCACTGCAGCAACTATGGATGACACCTCAGACCAAGATGGACCACCACTTCTTTCACAGGTAGCTTGGTCAAAGGCAATTGAATATGATGCTGACATGGCTATTGCAGTTCATAAGCAGCCAGACTCTAATATCATGGAGATTGTAAGCAGAAAGAACCGTCATGGAACTGAATTTGGATTCTATTTGGACTGGGATCTTAATAGAGGAATTGTAACTGAAGTTTACGATAAAGGCTTAGGTTAATTTATGAGATGATTTCTTATCTTGGTATAATTTATACAAAGATAGGTGATCATGTACCCAAGAAAAATACATGACTTTTGGATAAACGGAACCATCAAAGATGATTCTAAATTCCAAAGCTCTAGGGAGAATTATGAAAGACTTTTGGTCCAGCAGATGCGAGACAAAGGTTATATTCCCGTACTTGACATACAGCCACAATTTAATATAAAATACAATGAGGACAAAGATCACTATACTTTTAACCTTGTAATGTACGGCATGTACATAGGAAAAGCAAAAGCTTTAAAGTATGAAGGATTCTCTGGTCAGAGTTTAATACCTAAAGGATAAAAATGACAGAAGCATACACTAAAGCGGATCTCCGCTCTATTTTGCGTTCTTGCGGTATTGAAATTGTTTCTCAAACAGGTTCTGATTTTTTATGCTTATGTCCATTTCATCATAACACAGACTCACCAGCTTTTGCAGCAAGTTATACAAAAGGTTTGTATATTTGTTATAATCAAAACTGCAACTCCTCTGGTACAATATTAGACTTAGTTATGAAATTAACTAATAGAAATAATTTTGAAGCAATGCGTTTTATATCATCAAATAAACTTACTGATGCTCAAAAGCTAGAAGAAGAATTAAAAGAATTGCTTGATGACAAACCAGAGTTTGAAGAATTTTCAAGTGAAATACTTAAATCTTTGCATGAAGGATTAACTAAAGAAGCAAGGGAATATTATGCTAAGAGGCACATTAATGATGATGCTATTGATTATTTTAATTTGGGATATTCACAAAAACAAGGAATGGTAACTGTTCCATTACATTCTCCAGACGGCATACCAGTAGGTGTAATTGGTAGATCTGTAGAAGGAAAATCATTTAAGAATAGCCCTAATCTTCCACGTAATAAAACTATGTTTAATTTGCATAGAGCAAAGCGTGAAGGTGG